TTTTATAAATTATTAATATCATCAACTACACTAAATTCATTTTCTGCCTTTATCTTGTTTGTTATAGCTTCTCTTTTATCAGATGCATCTACAAGAGTTGGCTTCCCTACATTCATAACTATTAAATTTCCAACTAGATTATTAAAATCTTTTTTACCTATTACTTTTTCCATCTGAGCTAATGTTAAGTACTTTCTTTCATATAAAAGTTCTTCTGCAATTCCATTTTCTTTGAGTACTTTTATAGCTTCATCAGTGTTTTTAAAACTTCTACTACCTCTACCATTAACAGCCTTCCAACCAGGAACATTATTTCCTTTTAAACTTTCTGCTAAGGCATATTTCTCTAATTCATTTACCCAAGTATCTAAATCACGTGCTTTTTGCAGAATTTCTCCAATTTCTTCTAGCGTTAATAGATCAGCAGTTTTAAATTCATATTTTGCAAGTTCAAGATTAATATTAGCTCTTGCTTTACAAGTTGCTTTAGCTTTACAGAATTTACAGTGTTCTCCACAGTTAAAATCACCCTCACCATTTAAAGCCATTACAGCCTTTTCCTGTGCTGTCTTAGCAAAAGCTAGTAAGTAATCGAGACTACATTCCCAAGTGTCTATGCCAGTTAATCTTGGCTGTACGATTGACATTTTAATATGTTCTATTGGAAATATCATTTCGTAAGCAAGATATGCCCCTAATGCATACAGAAGTAACTGGGCATTATTTTCAACACTTACAGGAACACCTTTTCCATACTTAAAATCTATGATGTGTAAAGTGTCATTAGCGATTAAGATACAGTCAGCTGTACCAAATCCACCAGGAACATATTGTGAGAAATCTACTTTTTGTTCAACAGAGATATGTGGGGTAGTTGGGTAACTGTACATCTGTTCTTGTATAAATTCTACATACTCATCTGTGTAACCTTGCATTTCTTCCTGATAAAGTTCTTTGTCTTTTAGCTTCTTCATTGCTGAAGTAAACTTCCTAGAAGTTAAACCTGGGTCTATTAACTTTTTCACTTTTAACTCTGCTATCTCATGTGCTAGGCTTCCTTCTTTCGCATATTCACTCTCTACATCTTCAAATTGCTCACAGAGTCTTACAGAAGGTGGACAAGCCATCCACCTTGATGCACTAGAAGGTCCTAATAGTGCATGTGCCATTAAATATCAACTCCTAAATTTTTAAGTTCTTGAACAAAAGCTCCATAACTTTCTTGAGGTAGAACAGTTATAGCTTTAACTCCAAATTTGCCTAACAAATCTTTCATAGTTTTTCTGTTATTTTCAATGTCTTTTGCTACCCAAGCAGCTGCTATTCTTTGTAAATCATCTGCAGTATACTCAGCTGTCTTAGTAGGTAAAGGAGTTGCTACAGCTACAGGTGCTTCTTCTTTTTTAGCTGGTGCTATAGGTAGTTTTTGAGTTGGAGCATCTTCTACCTTTTTAACAGATTCTTTTTTCTCTACTGCATTATCTATTGCTCTATTAATTGCTTTTTCTGTATCTGATTTTGGGAGAGCTATATTTTCAGCTAGATTTATATAGTTTCCTCTTACAAAATCTAATATTTCTTTGCTAACTTCTTCCACACTTCCTGTAAATTCTACTTTTACCATTTTTTATATCCTCCTATTTGCATTTTTTATTAATTTGTTGTAATATATAATCAAATTTTGATTGATGGTCTGTTGATGATGCGGTAGTCGCAACAGACTTTTTATTTATTCTCAGCATACTGAACACCTCCTTCACACAGCATAATTCCAAAGTTCTTTAATACCCATAGTCAGAGACTCACCCGTCACAATGTTTGATAGAACAGCAATATCTCCGTCTTCTAAAACTAATTCAAAATAATTTCCGTCTATTAAGAACATTTAACCAACTCCTTAACAACCGTTTATTGCCATAGGCATGATTATATAATCTGTGTTATCCTTGCTAAATTTAACAGCACTTCTATTATTTTTTCCTAAAGCAATATTAAATTTATTATCCTTAATCCACTTAAACCACAGATCCACATATTTAAAATCTAAAGCTGTTTTTAAACTAGCTTTTGTATTATCCAGTTCCATAATCTCTAAAAATAATTTGGACTCATCATTTGGATAAGCTTCAACAGATACTTTTCCATTTTCAAAGTTAAAAAATCTAGTAAAATACTCCCTCCCACCTACAGTCTTTAACATCTTCCAGACTATATTTTCAGTAAAATTAATAGCGGGAGATGCCTCGGAATAGCTTTCATATTCTAAGTCTTCAACTACTTTAGATATGTCAGGAACTTTTATATCCTTCATAGGTTCATACTCAGTAACTTCCATTTCTACCTGAACTGCGATTTTTCCATCTTTAAGTACAGCTATCGAGTTAGCCTTTTTTAAGTTGTCTAGTATGTCGTATATACGGATAGTGTCTGACCCTGGTAACTCTTCATGTGAGTCTTTTACTGTTGCTAGTCTATATGTATCTGTAAATCCAGCATACTTTCCAGCAACTATCAAACCTTTAAGTTCTCCAGATTTTGCAATACTAGCGAAGTGATTTAACGCTTTTATCTCATCTTTTTTCAAAACTAGAACTTGTTTTCCCATATTTTCAGAATTGTATTCAGTTATATTCATTTCTTCTCCTTCCTTAATTCTGCTAACTTAATTCTTATTTTTGCTATATTCAAACCTGTTTTTGTGAGTTCAGCAATTGAACTAATTAACTTGCATTTATTAAGAACTTTTAATTCGTTTCTAGTCACACAGATTAAATTGTCCACATCAAGATTAGTTTTATCTCCGTCAGCGAAGATAATTACAGAGCCTTTTGGAATCTTCTTTTTATGGCGTTCTTCCCAAATTATTCTATGTTTTAAAACCCATTTTCTCGGATCAGCTATTTTTATAAAGGTATAACCATCTATAAGTCTTTCACTTCCAACAGGCTTCCAATTCTTCGGCCTATTCCCTTTTTTGAAAGAAGTTCTGTTAGCTCCCATATACCCCTTCTTCCCCTTATTCCACGGGATAGATCCTTTTTTATAAAGGCAACCTCTTGTTCCAGTGTGGATTTTCTTTCTACTAAGAAGGCTTTTTATTATTTCTGTAGTTACACCTAAATTAAACTTAATGTTGAAAAGCTCCGTTATTTCTTTATATGTTTTCCCTGGAGTAACTTCTTTCAAAAATTCAATCATTTCATCAGTGTATTTTTTCATAATCTACCTTTCACTTAATCCTTCTTTTTACTTTTTAATTTCCAAGCAGCATGTTTTAATTTAACTATTCCTAGCCCTACTTTAGTTAAGTCTGCATCATCTTTTTTTAATCTATGTAAATTAAGTTGTCTCAATTCATTTCTTGATATACAGATTAAATTATCTATATCGAAATTAGATTTATTTCCATCTGCAAAGATGATTACATGATTAGATGGGATTTCTCCGTGAGTTTTTTTCCAAATAACTCTTTGTTTATATTCCCAAAAGTTTGGAGCTTTTGTTTTTACTATAGTGTATCCGTCATTAGTTATGTACTCGCTCCCAACTGGCTTTTCTATCCAAATAACATCTCCATTTTTATCATATCTCCTAGGCTTTACACCTGTTTTAATTCCTTTGTTCCATGCGGAAAAACCTCTTTTAAAACAACCTGCATTATATTTTTCGTATTTGTAATCTACGTTTACCCTCCTTAAGCATTTACTGAAGTAGTTAATGTTTATAGTCTCAACACCATATTTTTCTTTTAAAAGAGTAGCTAATTCTTTTAAAGGTTTTTCACCTTTAAAACTTTTTAGAAAATCAATCATTTCAGCAGTATACTTCATAGATTACCCCTCCAGCATTTCAGGAAGTTTAACATCTGCCCCTTGCATACTGTCTTTTGCCTTTATAGCTTGTAATGCAAGATGTGCATTACCAACTATTGCTGATGCTACACTTACCATTGCTTTTGTCCTTTTCATCTCATTTTCTAAATTTTCTCCTTCTAACTCCTCTTCATTCAATCTTTCCATTTGTGCAAAGAGATAATTGTTTAAATCTGTTAGTGTATTTTTCATAATATCCTCCTATCAAAATACTTTGTTATAAGCAGCTTTCGTTAATCCTTCTGTTTCATCTAAATAAATTTGCGTTGTATCTAATTTTGCATGCCCTAAAAGATTTTTTATGTCTATAATAGACATTCCTTTTTTCCATGCAGTCGTGGCAAAAGTTCTTCTAAATCTGTGTGGGTGAACATTATTAACTCCAGCTTCTCTACCAGCCTGCCTAATCATTATTTCAACTCCGCTAATTTGTAATTTTTTATATGGTTTTAAAAGAGATACGAAAATATGCTTCTCTTTTGTATCTAAATGCTGTCTTTCTTCTAAATATTCTTTAAGATAAAACTCAGCTTCTTCATTGAAATATACAGTTCTGTATTTTCTACCTTTTTCAAAGACTGTTATAGTTTTATCAGAGAAGTTTATGTCATCAAATTTTAGACCACACAGACCACCAACCCTTATTCCGCTGTGTAACAAAAGTTCAAAGATAGCTCTATCTCTTTTATTAGTAAAAACTTTTCTTAATTTTGCCAATTCTGTTGCAGAAAATGCTTTTTTCTTTTCTCTAACTTCATTTATTTTTTTTACCCGAGCCATTGGATTTTTGAGAATAAAGTCGAATTCTTGCAAAAAAGTAAAAAATGAACTTAAATTTCTTCTTAAATTATTCGCTGTCGTAGAAGTAACCTTATCTTTATACATTTTTGACCCTAAAAAGCTTATAACATCATTAGAGGTAACAGTTTGTAAAGGTTTATTTCTTAAAAAAGCATTAAAAATTTCGAGAGTTAAAACATAATATTTTATAGTTCTATCACTTAAATTTTGTACCTTTTTTTGTATAACAAATTGTTTAATTAATTCTAAATTTCCTTGTCCATCGCTTACTACTAAAGCATTTTCATTCTTATGTAAAACACTTCTTAAAATGCTTTCTATTTTAAAAGCTTCATCATCAGAAAAGCTCTTTAATAATTCATATTTAAATTCTGTTATTAAATTTTCTTCCATATCTATTCCTTTCTAAAAAAGCAAATTATTAAAAGTAAACCAACTACCAAATGTCTCCCCTGTTAGTGCATTTTTATTCTCACATTTAGCAGTAGCTCCAGCAAGAGTTAGTTGTATGTATGCCATTTGTATTGCATTCTCATCTAAATCGCTACAAACAACTAACACATTTTTCTGATAGTTAATTCCTTTTTCTTTCAAAACCGCTAACAATCCTAACAATAAGCAACCTGACCCACACGCTTGATCTGTTATCTTTATTCTGCCTTCTTCTAATTTCTTTATTACATCAGAAACTTGAGTCTCTGCCATCATTTTAGCTAAGTGAAAAGGCGTAAAGAATTGCCCTTTCATTTTGTTATGCACTCCTAGTTGATGATGAATCTTACCTAGATAATCATCAACATTTTTTTCAAAAAGCATTACTAACTCTGCATGACATTCATAAAACATTTGCATAGTTTTAGCTCCATGCTTCTCTTCTAACCTTTTAAATTTATCTTCTCTATCTTCATAGCCTTCTGTATTGCAAGTATTGGCATAAGCATAGAACATAGATTTTATCCAATCAAAAAAGATTTCATCAAAGTTGTACTTTTGATCCGTACTTTGAATCTTCTTTACTATATTGTTTATAGATACATCCGTTTTTTCTTTTTCTTCTTTATATAACTCAGATTCATTTTTAGTCATCTTTTCTTTCCTTCCAATCCATTTCTTCAGCTTCTTTCTTTTCTTTATATAACTTAATTGCCATACCTTTTGCACTGTAATTTCTAAGCCCAAGGACTTTTTCACGACTTCTTTTTTTGTAAGCTGCATTTTGCTTTGATTTTTCTCTCCAGTACTGCTTTTCACATACGGCTGAGCAATACTTAACTCTTTTATCTTTTATATCTGTGACATAGACATGAGCTCCACAATGAGCACAAACAAACTCTCTTGGGCAGTCTACATTATCATAAAATTGATTAACTTTTATTCCCACACTTAATCACCTACATACTCCCCATATCTATGAGAAAAGAAATTAGGCACATCTTTTTTTTCCTTTGGAACTCTCAAGTTTATGAAATTTAAAAGCGAAACATACCTCCTAGCCAATCTCACGTCAATAATAAAATCGTCTCCTTTTATAAGTAAGCCAGAGTCTAAAATCTCTGTAGTAGGATCATAGTTTGTTACTGCTGCAAACTTATAGAACTTTTCAGGGCCGATATCATATTTCCCAGACATGAATACTTCTTTTATATCTGCATAGCATCTACCATTGTTTTTTAATTCACTTTGTACACACTCAAGTAAATTTATTGTTATCATATTTTTCTCCCTTGTTTTTTCATAAGATTTAATGTATAATTTAGATGAAATATGTTACCTAAATATTTTTTCTTGAGACATCTGTATTTGTTTGGTCACTTACTACAGATGTTTTTCTTTTGTTATATGCAGCTAATATGTTAGCTATTACCAATGCTAGTTTCTTCATAATTCTTCTCCTTTGTGCTTCATAAACCAATCTGCCAACTTATCTTTAATCACTAAGTGCTTTACACCAACCTTTACAAAAGGAAAATCAGCATATTCTCTTGCTATTTGTTTCAATTTTTGTAATCCTATTCCTGTAAGTTTTGCTGCTTCTGGCATTGTCAGCATCATTTTTTCGCTCATATTAATCTCTCCTTTCTAGTTAATTTTTGCTGCCAGCTGAGTAATAATATCCTGACATTTATTCTCATAATATGTTGAGTTATTGCATCTAGCATCATCTGTTTTAAAACTTATAATCCCATAAGACCAGTCATCTATAAAATAGCTCATTTCTGGAGTCATTGAGACTTGATTAATATCATCTTCAGGATTTAAAACTACATAAGCCTGATATTTTTCAGAAGTGGTATTAAGCGCAACTACATACTTATGATTTTTAAACAAGCTTTCACGAGCAATAAATGATCCTTTTACGACACCCATTCTGCATCTTCCTCCCATATAAGCCCTTCAAAGTCATACAGCTCTACGTACTTCATGTACGCCCCAAAAATGACTTTAAATAACCACACAACTTTATACTTCACAACGTCATAAAGAGTTGCTTTTTTACTTTCTTTCAAAAGCTCTCTTGCAGCTATTTCGCTTCTAGTCATTTTCTCCCTCCCAAAGCTCCATTAGTTGAATAATAGCTAAAGCTCTTTTTAAACTCAAACCTTTTAACTCTGCCCTACCCCAATATTTATCTAAAACTTTTTTGCTTAGCATATATACCTCCTTTTTTTTATCTCTTGAGTATTCTCA